TAGTGGTCAATATGCAGTGGCTGGCGCATTTGTATCTTGGACAGGTGGTGGCAACAATACGGCACACGCAGACAGAATAAAAGTTCAATGTCTAAATTCTAGTGGAAGTGAAGCAGCCGCCGATAAAAACACCATAATTATTCACGGAGACCTCGCATAATGGCTAGTTTACTTAAAGTAGATGCACTAACAGGTGTAACCACCGCTGGCTCTATTAGCGTTACTGGCGAGGGCAACTCAACCACGACTAATCTTCAGCAGGGGTTGGCGAAGCAATGGTCTTATGTAAACGATACAGGAACAAGTGCTATTATTGATTCGTTCAATACGACAAGCTGGACAGATAATGGAACAGGAAATGGGACGGTAAATATTGCAAGCAACATGGGTAACGTAACATACAATATCAGTGTCAGCACTAATGCCGATAACGATGGAAAAAACAGAACATGCGGCGTGTTTACTGGGACGAGTGGCACAACTTCTACTGCTGGTTTATATAGAATATCACGTTATATTATCACTGGTAATTCGTTAGAAGATGGATACTTCTACTCTAACACTTTGGGAGACCTAGCGTAATGGCAAGCGAACTTAGAGTAAACACCCTCAAGGATGCCGCTGGGAACAACAGCATTGCTACTAGCTTTGTGGCAGGTGGTAGTGCGAAGGCTTGGGTTAATATAAATATGGCTACTGGAGCAAACGTAGATTCATTCAACATTGCCTCAATTACAGATGATGGTTCTGGAACTTTTGATGCTACCTACACGACAGCGCAAGCAACAGCAAACTATGTGATATGCACCGCTGGTGATGACAACACTGGAGGCAATTCAGACCTTGTCACAATTATAGGCGCACCAACTAACCAAGCACAACTTGGAACTTGGCGGTCTGCCGCAGGAAGAGTAGACACAACAAAAGCCTGTGCATCAATTCACGGAGACCTCGCATGAGTAAAGCAGCAGAACTAGCCGCTAAAACTCCACAGTTCCAAGGCACACACCTGTTTAATCGTCTGTGCTGGGCAAAAGAAAACCTTGACGGTGTGCAGTCTGACTATCGTGTAGTGTATGAGGACAGTGTAGACGAGTGCGCTAAGATACTTGTGCCTGACCCTAACTGGATGGCTTGTGCATTGCAGGGCGGTATCTTGCCGCCGGTTCAAAGCTATTGGGAACTAGCCAAGGATGAAGCGCAGCCAGACTTTGTGAAGCACACAAGAGGCTATTTGTTGCATGACACAGAGCCTATGCCAGCTATGACTGAGGAACAGGCAATCGAATATCTTATTATGAAAGACTGCCCGCAATCTGTTTGGCAGACATGGAACGAGGGCAACAAACCTAAGATGGTTATTTGCCGCAAAAATCAGCTTCCAACTACCCGCGAGTGGCGCAATGCTTGGAAGATTTCAGAAGAATTAGCCACAGATCATAACATCGCCGCATAGGAGAACCCGACATGGCAAACACCTACATCGTTGATAAGGACGGTAATCAAATTGATGCGTCTACAGCAACAGTTCCATCAGACCGCCATTTTCGTGGCGCATGGTCACTAGACGGCACGGTCATCACTGAGGACATAACCGCTGCCAAGGTTATTTTCAAAGACAAGATTCGTGAGGTTCGCGCACCACTGCTTGCGGCAGAGGATGTTGTCTATATGAAAGCGCTTGAAGCTGATGACGCATCTGCAAAGTCTGCATCAGTCACTAAGAAAGCTGCCCTGCGTGATGCGCCAGCCGCATCTGCAATCGACAGCGCAGACACGATTGCAAAGCTAAAAGCGGCTTGGGATACAAGTGTTCTTGGCGATAGCCCTTACTAATGGATTTGGTGCATATCATTGATGGCCTCATTGGTGTGCTAGTGCTTGGCTTTGGATATTGGGCAAGCACTCTAAGTTCTGAAGTTAAGCGCATTGAGATATTGCTAAATCGCACAAGAGAGGACTTTTGCACCCGCGCAGAACTTGCCGACAATTTGACAAGAATGTCAGATTCGATCCTACGGCTTGAAGCCAAGATCGACAGAATAATTAGCTCAAAGTAAAATCGAGAAACATTATGGAGCCGATCACAACCGCTTTAGCGGCAGTTTCTGCTGCGTCCAGTGCAATCTCATTTATCAAGGCTAGGGTCAATGATGTGCAATCTGTGTCGGAGCTTTCGGGGCAGATTTCCACACTGTTTTCAGCCCAGAAGGTTTTGAATGAAAAGCGAAACGAGCAAGCTGGGGTTGGCGATATTAGTTTCAGGGGCAGCATTGACGCAGTGCTTGAGGCGAAGAGGCTAAACGAGGAAATGCAACAGATTTCCCAGCTAATTAATATGCGCTGGCCTAAACCAGCAAATCAGCCAAGCACCTGGCAGGAAATTTTAAACCACCACAATGAAGCGCTTAGGCAACAGAAAGCGGCGCGGCAGGCGGCGATGCGTGAAAAGGCTCGTAAATCTCAAGAGCTTGAAGAAACGCTTAAAGCTGTCGCGCTCATCGCCTTTGTCATTGTTGTCGCCCTAGTGCTGTTTGTTTTCATGTTTGCTGCAATAGCAAGAAGCGCAATGGACGAAATAATATTATGAACCGCCTAATCTTTGGCGCAGACGATTATCTAAAAAAATGGACAGCAAAACAAATCGGCATTGATGGCTTTGGGCCGTCAGTGAGCATTGGTGTGCAGCGCGATGGCGAGATCATTGCAGCGGCGGTCTATCACGATTTACGGCAAGGGCAGATCGAGGCGAGCATTGCGTCAACCTCCCTGCGCTGGGCTTCCCGGTCTGTCCTGCACGCACTGTTTGCCTATCCGTTCCATCAGGTGGGCGCTACGAGGCTACTGGTGCAGTGCAGTGAGGCTAACGAGAAGGCCATGAAGATGAACCGGCAGCTTGGCTTTACGCAAGAGGGCAGGCTGCGTCAGTTATATGCGCCGCATGATGCGGTCTTGTGGGGAATGTTAAAGGACGAATGTAAATGGATAAGGAACCAAGATAATGGGAAAATCAAGCCCACAATTGCCGCCAACGCCTGATCCAAACGCGCTTATAAACGCACAGGCAGATGCAAATCGCATAACGCAATACACACCTCGCGGAAATCTGCGCTTTGGCTATGTTGGCGATCAGGGTCAGTTTGTCGAGGGCAGAGGCGGTGAGGACACACAGTCAGCCGCGTTTACCCAGGAAACACCTTTTCAAACGCAGATGCGGGCAGCGCAGGAAGGCACTGGTCTTGGCCTTGGAAACGTAGCTTTTAACCGTGTGACCGGGCAAACAGTCGTGGGGCAAAACCCTGATGGCTCACCGATATTTGCTAACGATCCTAATTTCAGCAATCCGTTCCAGACCGCGCCAACATTGGCAGGGGTAAGACAATCACAAGACGTTGACCCAACAACAGGCCTACCAGCCTTTCAGAGCAATATCAATACTGGTCAGGCAATACCGCAAAGCATTAATACGGCTGGCCTGACAGCGCTAACAAACGATCCTGTCAGCCTAAGAAGCAACATTGAGCAAACACTGTTTGACCGCCAGCTTGGGCTGCTACAGCCAGAGTTTACCCGGCAGTCTCAAGAGCTACAGCAAAACCTTGCAGACCGGGGCATACCGATCACATCACAAGGCTACAATGATGCGATTGGCAGATTGCAGACGCAGCAAGGCGAGGAACGGCAACGACTAGCGCAACAAGCTACATTGGCGGCGGGTCAAGAGAGTGACCGCATCGTCAATCAAGCGCGGGATATTAGAGCGCAGCAATTCGGTGAACGTGCAGCGGCTGGCGAGTTTGGTCTAGCCTCACAAGGGCAAGGCTTTAGCCAGGCAGCAGCAAACACCCAGCTTGCTAATGCAGCAAGGCAAGACACTGTGGCTAATCAGTTGTTATCTAATCAGATTGCTAATCAGCAGCGCAGCCGCGAGATTGCAGAACGCAACGCAACCAGGGGTCAGAACTTTAACGAACTGGCGGCATTGCTTGGCGGTCAGCAAGTTCAGCAGCCATCGTTCTTTGCACCTGGCACAGTTGATACGCAGGGCGCTTTTGCTGCCCAGCAAGCGGCGCAGCAAAATGCCTATAATCAGGCAATGGCAAGTCAATCTTCAAATCTTGGTGGTCTTTTCGGACTGGCTGGAAATATCGGTTCCGCATACTTATTGAGGTAGATAATGGCACACAACCCTTTTCATGGCCTGATGCAACCTGGCAGACGGCCATCAATGCAATTTCAGCAGCTTAACCCTGCGTTTCAGTCTGATCCGCGCCGTATACTAGGCCAGACATTGATGGGGCAGGGAACTAGCACTGCGCCTGTCAGAACACCGTTAGAGGGGCTTGGCAGGCTGTCTAGCGCCCTTGTTGGTGCTTATCTACAGCGCAAGGCTGGTGATGAAGCTGTCAGCCGTGAAGACAAAGCAAGAGATGCGTTGTTAGCCTCGCTGCCCGCTAATGCCAGCCCGATGCTACGCAGTATGGTTGAAAGCAATCCAAGCGGGTTACAAGCAGCAATGGCAACCCAAGCCATGCAGCCGACAACAGCATTGAAAACACAGGCATTACCGGGCGCACCGGGCGCAGTGGTTGTTGGCACTGAATCAACAAGCCCATTTGGTGGCACAACCTTCACACCTAGCAGCGTCTACAAGCCAACAAAACCAGCAGATAGCTTTAGACCTTTAAACGCTTCTGAAATTACCCAATACGGTTTAAGTGATGATGAGGCACAAGGCTTGCAAATTAACGAAGTGACAAACAGACTTGTCGGCAGACAAGGCGCAGCACCGACTGTTAATATTAACCAAGAAGCTGCAAAAGCCGGGGAAACAGAGTTTGCTAAAGGAATAGCAAAATCGCAAGTTGCACAGCTTACTAAATTGACAGAACAAGCCAATCTTGCCGCAGAAAATGAGGATGCAATTAATTCAATTCTGACTTTATACAATCGCACTGAATCAGAAGGTTTCGATATAAATGAATTAACAGGGCCTGGTACAGAATTTAAATTAAATTTGAAAACATCAGCAGCATCAATCGGTGGATTGTTTGGGATTGATCTTGACGATATTGGATTTGATGTAGACCAAATAACCGATCAACAAACCTTAAAAGCGTCATTTAATAAATTAAGCCTTGCAATGACTAAAGTGCTAAAGGGCGCTATTTCAGAAAAAGAATTAAGAATTGCCAGTGAGGCCACCGCTAATTTTGGTAACACACCAGAAGCAAACCGGATGATTTTATTGACGCAGAAAGCGGCTGCTGCAAAAGCACGCGCTGTTGAAGGCGAGGCGTTCCGTTATATTGAAGCAAATGGCAATCTTGGCAAAGGCAAAATTGATGGCAAAACTTATAATAGTTTCAGTCAGTACAAGCGTGAATTTGTGAACCAAGATAAAGAATTTATTGTTAAGCAAGTTGTGCCAGAAATCAAATCAATGGCTGAAATGAAAGCACTGGTCAAAATATCTGGCGGCTTAAATAATTTATCAGACGAAACAGTGGCGTTAATGGATGAGAGGTTGGCACAGTTACAATGAGCAAAGAAGCCAGAAACCGTTTATCAGCAGCTTTAGATGCTGCCCCTGAAACTGAGCAAGCCGCTAGTGGTAGCGCTTTAACTGATTACAGCCGCGCTGCGTTCCAAGGCATATCATTTGGCTTTGCTGATGAAATCGAGGCGGGTGTTAAAGCAGCGTTTGATAGCGGTAAGACCTATGCAGAGGTGGTGAAGGATGTTCGCGGCCAGATAGAGAGCTTCAGACAGCGCAACCCTGCTGCCGCTTATGGCACAGAGATAGCGGGCGCTATTTTGCCTACTATTGCCGCGCAGTTTATTCCGGGTGTCGGTCAAGTTGCTACGGCTGGCAGGGCGCAACAGCTTGCCAAGGCTGCTGGCTTTGGTTTTATGGGGCCAAAAAGTCTAAGAACCGCACAAGTGGCAGGCACTAGCGGCGCACAGAGCGCCTTATATGGCCTTGGCGCAGCAGAGGGCAATCTTGCAGAGCGTTTGCCTAGTGCGGCAGCATCAGGAGCGATTGGCGCTGTTGCAGGGCCAGTAGTAGACAAGGTTGCGCCAGCTATTACGGCAGGGGCGGCTGATCTGATAAAAAGAGGTGTGGCGCTCACGCCTGGGCAGGCTGTTGGCGGGTCAAGCCTGCTTGGTACAGCATTGCAACGCACAGAGGAAAGAGTTGCCGACACCGTGCCGCTGCTTGGTGATGCAGTGCGTGGCGCTTTTGACCGCGCTAATGCAGGCTTTAACAGGGCAACAGTTTCAGAGGCATTAGGCCCACTTGTTAAAAGCATCCCAAAGAACCTTGAAGGCAAAGACCTTATTGGATATGGGCAGCGGGTAATCAGCAATGCTTACAATGCCACTTTAAGTAAGATGAAAATAGAAAATGTAATGCCGCTTGCGTCAGAAATGGACACTATAACCAAAGACTTGGCAGACGACATTGCAAAAGATGTTCAAGGCCGCGTTTCGCGCTACATCACCAAGAAATTTAAAAACGGCGGTATGTCTGGACAAGATATCAAAAAAGCACAGACGCTTTTGCGTAAAGATATATTGCGCTTGCGCCGTGAGGGCAGCGAGATCGGGGCGCGCAAAGCCGATGCCCTAGAAGATATCCGCAATGTATTCAGTGCAGAGTTGCAAAAAGCCAATCCAGTGCAGGGGCCAAAGCTAAATCAAGTTGATAAGGCTTATGGTCAGTTTGAGATTGTCCGTAATGCAGAATTGCGCCGCAAAACAACGGATGGGTTCTTGCCTGGTGATTTGTTACAATCGGTTGCTAAAGGTGACATTTCCAAACGGCAATCCAAGTTCTCAGCAGGCGAAGCACGGATGCAGAATTTAGCAGCAAACGCGCAGCAAGTGATGGGCAACATGACACCAAACTCAGGCACGGCAGCAAGATTAAATGCAACAAAGATGGCGGCGGGTGTCGGTGGTGGCGGCGCTTTGACGCAAGCTGATCCTTTTACCATTGGCGCAACATTAGCCTCGCCATTAGCCTATTCGCCAGCAGGGGTTCCGTTAGCTAGAAACGTAGTGGCAGGGGCTGGCAGGGTAGCGCGGGGCGCAGTGCCAGTAGCAGCGGCGAACACCACAGAAATGAGCCGCCAAATGTTAGCAGATATTTTGAGGCGATAAGTGGCCCAGAAAAAGCTGCAAAAAGATAGTGCTTACCAACATATAGACACTAACAACGACAATATCCTTTGCGATGACGAACTAGCTATGGCCTTGGAGTTTAAACGCAAAGAGCTAGAGGATGCTGATGCGCGGCGAGATTCTATGCGTTACATGGCATGGTTTGCGCTGTTTGGCACTTTGAACTACCCAGCCGCAATATTGATCACAAGTATGCTTGGCTATGACAATGCCGCAAAAATGATCACCGATATTGCTCCGACTTACTTTGTGGCGAACTCAGCGCTTTGTGCTGCCTATTTCGGGGCTAACGCATACGCAGACAGAAAGCCTAAACAGTAATGTGGCAGGCTCTGGTTACAGCCTGCTTCATAATGAACATGGATCAGTGCGTAGTTCTTGAAGGCCAGCAATGGTTTGAGACTGAGGCCAGATGCAAGGCTAGGGCTTTTGAAATGGCATCCGATGTCAATCAATACATGAAATCCCACAAACCAGTTCGATACCAATGCCGGAAGCTACCGGGGGGAATGTTGACACAATGATGGCAATTCTTGGAAAAATTCTTGGGTCTGGTGATGTGATCAGTAAGGGCATGGAACTTATTGATGATATGCACACCAGCACTGAGGAAGAAATTGCAGCAAAAAATAAAGCCAAGACAGATTTGCTTGGGGCATACGCGCCTTTCAAGGTTGCCCAGCGTTACTTGGCGCTGATGTTTGGCGGCACTTATTTATCGGTGTTTGTCATTGTGATGGGCATGACCCTGATGGGTCAGGGCGATATCAACGGTGTCAAAACAATTATGGGTGACTTTTACATTGGCGAAATCATGTTTGCCATTGTGGCCTTTTATTTTGGTGGCGGTGCGTTCGAGGGCGTTATGGAAAAGAGAAACAAATAATGCAGTTATCCGCGAACTTTAGCCTGCAAGAAATGGTGAAAAGCCAGACGGCAGAGCGCAAAGGCATCGATAACATTCCTGATTCAACAAGCATAGACAACATGATCAAGCTGTCTGAAAACATATTACAGCCAATCAGGGATGCATATAACATACCTTTCACTGTTAGTTCTGGATACCGATGCCCAGAGCTTTGCATTGCTGTTGGTAGCAATATTAAAAGCCAGCACGCAAAAGGGCAGGCGGCAGACTTTGAGGTTCCGGGCATCAGCAATATGCAATTAGCCAAATGGATTCGCGATCATCTTCAGTTCGATCAACTAATCTTAGAGTGCTACACAGGCGGCAACAGCGGCTGGGTGCATTGCAGTTATGTGCATGAGCCACGCAAAGAGGTGCTGACCTATGACCGGGCAAACGGTTATCGGCATGGGCTGATTGATGGCTAGAGCAAAGCCAGCCAAGGGCAAGGCAAAGGTTAAGATTACTGCCACAGGCAAGCGGGTTTCATACGGCCAAGCTGGCAAGGCCAAGGGCGGCGGCGCAAGGGTGCGCCCCGGCACAAGCAAGGGTGACAGCTATTGCGCTCGTAGCGCAGGGCAGATGAAGAAGAACCCGAAAGCCGCACGCAATCCAAATAGCCCATTGAGGCTATCCCGCGCCCGCTGGAAATGCGCTGGCGCAAAATCTAGGCGATCATAGGAGATATTGTTATGCCAATGGGTAAAGGAACTTATGGGTCAAAGGTTGGCCGTCCGAAAAAGAAAAAGGTAATGAAGGTTGCCACCAAGAAAAAAATCGGTGGCCGGATGGGTGGCCGT